CCCTGCTGTATCACCATTGATAATTGCATNATCCCAGCTTCCTGCCAGAGCAGCAACCATCTCACTCCGAACAAAAGGCATAACAGCCAGAATCGAATCTTCATCAAATTCATAACTCCAGAGAATCCGCAGGGCATGTTTGATTGCTGTGAATGTCATCTTTGCTGATGTAGGTGTCCGTGCTCCTACTTTCGTTTGTCCGGTGTCAGCAGTATTTTCAGCAACCAAATAAGCAGCCATCCTGGCTCCCTGAATAGGAACATCCCAGCTCCCAGAACGTGCTGGCATCGTCATTGTTGGAAATAAGTTTGCCACCCTGAGTTCAAGCCGGATATCATCTATCAACTGGGCACTCATTCCTGTTGGCACCCAATCTGCATTTAAAGTCAGATCCATTGCCTTGAGTGTTTTTCTCAGCTCCGGTCTCATTGAAAGTTCGTGTTTCAGGATTTTAAATGTGTCAAAACTTTTCACCACTTCCTGGTATGTGGTTGGTGTGCCTTTCAAATTCATGTGAAGTGTCTTTGCCCAACCAAACAAATAACAGAAATCATTCATCAGGAAAATTTCGTCATTCACATCATAACCTTCGCTGTTCCGGATCCAACCTTTGGCAATGTGATATTTGGATTTCGGTCTGTAAAGGGCAGAATCAATTGGGTTTGCATAACCAAGTGTTGACAACACTCCTTCTTTGCTCTTTCCAAGCATTTCCTCATACACGGACTTGCTGGCAATTTCTTCTTCTTCTGTCAGCTTTTCCAATGATGCCTGTACTTCAACAAACTTGTTTTCCTGCTTTGTAAACTGATCACTCAGCTCAGCTTTCATCTTTTCTTGGGAAGTTTTCAGGGCATTTACATCATCAGAATGTTTTTTCAAATGCTCTGCCATATCATGTATGGTTTTTTTCATCTCTTCAGGTGTCCATTGTTCCATGGTTTAATCTCCTATCAAATTTTTAAGTGCTTTATCAAGTTCTTTGATGGCTTCTGCAATTTCTTCACTCAGCCATTCCTTGTCTTCAATTTCATTCTCATCAGTGCTGGAGTCATCACTTTCATCATGCTCGTCTATATGAACCAAAGCTTTTAAACTCTGGATTTCTTCCTTCAAAGATTCGATCTTTTCAAGAATCAATGCCTGTGATTCTTTAATATTAAATAAAGTGTCAGAATCTTTCCGTTGAAGCCTGACAATTTCAGGATCAAATCCTTTCATCTTCATAACCTGATTTCTGTAATCCTGATATTCATTCTGTGCCACAGCTTCAATGTTGCTTGGAAATGGAACAATGCTGAATTCCATAAGCTTCCATTTTGTATATGTATCTCCGGTCTGTCCATCAAGCACTGGTTCTTTGCTGATTTCAATAGGTATGAAACCAATAGATCCTGAATTTAAAAATTTGTCTTTTACTTTCCCGTGAATCATCTTGGCAAAGGGATCATTTGTGACATCAAAAATCACATCCGCATCAACATAATCTTTTGTGATTTCAAAAGAATCCATGTCAACTTTTCCAATCGGAATGTCACCTTGCATTAAATCCCATCCATGCCCATACAAAACAACCGGATTCAAGGCAAATTCTTCAAGCACAATTCCCATTGGCATTACAACTTCCTTGTGCCTGTCAATTCTTAAAGCAGTCAACCTGAACCTGATACGATTGTCACCAACCGCCTTAATCACTTCTGCTTGTAGTTTTTTAGTGTTCATTTCATTTAACCTTAATTTTAATTTAATATTTTAATCTCTTATTTTAATATTATTTTTTTCATTATGGATAATTTGCCTTTTCATCAGTTGGCATTGTAGTGCATCGTTCATTAATTGCTGATGGAAATGTCTGATCCATCATTGTAGGATCTGGACAATCAAAATCATCACCCACTTTCACAATCCTGCCTTCAATGTCATAATGAGTGTCCCTGACTTTTTCATCCCGGCTTGTCAACCACATATGATTTTGAACTGTTGGGCTCTGATCCATAGCTTCAAGCCTGCCTTTATTTACCCCACGCATCATCTCAGTCCGGGCAATCCTGATTGATCTGAATTCTGCCTGCTGATCAAAATAATCTTTCACCCGATCTGCAACCTGAGCCACAGACAATCCATCAACTAATCCTTGCCCAATTACTCTGTCAATATCAGTGACTGTGGTTTCATTTACGATTGTCGCATATTGAATTGATTGCTCATTCACAAAGTTTATAATGTTGGGATTTTCAAGGTCAATAATGTCTCCAAGCTCATCTGCAAGTGCTTGTGCTGCTTGAGTCAATGCTCCGCTGATATATGGTTTCCCAGTTTCTCCAAACCGCTCTGCCCATTCATCAAAATCAAATAATACACCTGTGATTTCAGTTGTTTGCTTCTGGTAATTCTTTTGAGCAAGAATATTTGCAACCACTTCATCCCGCTGTTCTTTGAATAATGATTTTAAAACCTTTGCAAATTTATCTGCTTCTGTGTCAGCCAGCCTTAATACTGCCTTGCTCACACGGATCTTTTCAAGCTCTGCTTCTGTCTCAGTATCCTTCCTTTTAATATTAAAAAGAGTTTCATTGATTGATGACAAGGATATATCTTTTGTTTTATTTATGATATCATCAAGTTGTTTCTTTGCTTTCTTCTCTGGTGAAATTTGACTGGATCCAATTGGAAAAATGTTAAATGGTAAATAGAAAGAATCCAGATCAGGATCATCAACTTCATCCAATCCCAATACATAATACCTGTATTCATTTGGACTGATTGCCCCAAGTGCAAATCCCTTACCAAACAGCTCTGCTTTCTCTTTCCTGTCTTCAGCCAAGGCACTGACTTCAAAAACGTCAAATTTAATCCGGTATCCTTGATAATCATTTACCAAACTTGGCAACCAGAATCTCTGTATCACTTCCTGGATCTTTATAATTTTTGGCATCAAAGAATGCCAAAGCAACTTTTCTTGAACATCGGCATTTGCCAACACAGATGCTTCCTTGAATCGCATCATGTAAATTGGTGGCACTCCAAAAACTTCACTCACGGTGTTCTGTGTCCAACCACGTTGCTCAATTAATTGCATGTCCTTTGCAGCCATTGTGATTGGCGTGTATTTAAAGCCGTGCCCAACTGGTAAAATGTTGCCACGATTCTTCATGCCCTGAACCATTGAAAGGATTTTATCTCGAACCTTATCAAATTCATCTACTGAAATTTTTGCATCTGTTGATAAGATCCCGCTTGGCCGGGAATCATTCTTGAATGTCTGTGACATTGAATAACTGGCATACAAATCAAGCTTAATGTCCCTGTTTGCTGCTTCAATTGGTGAAATCCAGCCTGTTGGATTGGATGGATCTGTGTATTTTAATAGTAAAATGTCAGATAATTCAAGCCTGTGGAACTTTCCATTAATGTTAATTTCATAATAATCAGCTTCAAAATTGTTCTTTTCATGGACAATCAGCATGTTTGGATCAAAGGGCAACAGCTCTGTGATCCTTCCATTCTTTAACCTGTTTACAAGATATGGGCAAGCTCCCCTGAGTTCTAAATACATCATTGTCAATTCAATGAAATCATATTTTGTCTGGATCCGGTTTGGTTTCTTAAATATCTGAAATTCTCTTTTATCAGAAACATCATCCCAAGATCCATCCGGCTTCTTCTTTTCTGCAACAATAGGAAGCTGAGCAATTGAACTTGATATTACATTGACAGCCCTGTAAACAGATGCCACGGTTGAATAAAAATTATCCTTGCTGAAGCTCATTTCAGAACTTGGCTCAATACCAAAAAATCTGAGCCATGACTCAGATCCGGTAAAATTGGGGACAACTCCCCCTTGGCTTTCGTTTGCTTTCACAAGTGCTGGAAGTGTGAATTTGCTTAAGAATTTAACAAGTGTCATCACACTCCTTTAAAATTGCTAATCAAATATAATAAACCAAATACTAAATTTAATATAAAAAATAAAAAAAGATACAAAACCATCATAAAAATTGTAAATAATCCCTGATTTTCTTCTCCGATCCCTATTTTTTTAATATTAAAAAGTAAAAGAATCACCAATCCAACCACCCAAAACAAAATGTATCCAATCATTTTTCATTCCTTTTCTCTGTCCACCCTGTTCCTTTGAAGACAATCGGACTGCCTGTGATAAGCCGTTTCACTTCCTGACTCCCACACACCGCACATTTAAGTCCTTTCCTTCTTGTTTCGTCATTCCATGTTACCATGATGCTGAATTCATATCCGCATTTCTCACATCTGTATTTATACATTGGCATGGCTGATCCCTTTATATCAATAGTTTAAATCCATAATCATAGTTGCTATAAATCACTGCTTCACCAAGATCCGGACTTCTGCCCAATCTCTTTTTTATGTCATCTTTCTTCTCAATTGTAATCACTCTGTCATTCTGAATGTAATATTTTGGCGACATTAAATCTTCACAAATCTCATCCCAATACTCACTTCTTTGTAGCTCCTTGCTGAATTTGATATTCCCTTCCTGAAGTCCCAATTTGAATTCCCACCAGAGTTTTGCCCGCATATTTTTAAACATATATGCAGATTCAGGATCTTCAGGAACAGATGCACCAGACTGAATTTCACTGACATACCAGGATGGATTATTGTGTTTCAGGCTGTCAATCACTCCTGCTCCAACTCCAACTCCATCAACATTAATGTCTGATGCGTTGATTCCTTCCTTCTCTGCAATCTCAATTGATGATGCTGCAAGCTCTGATGTATCTTGCCCTTTTATCTTTTTAATCCTGTGAATAACTTTTCCAACTTTCAATGCCAATCCAGATGAATCATCACCATAACGTGCCACATCCACACCAAGCTTTTTATCACCAGCAAAATCTCCGGGAATGGGATCACAATTTTCCATAATTAAATCAAATGTAATCAATTGATCAGGATCATCTGCATAATCCCAATTCCCATATCTCAACCGCTGACGCTGTGATTCAATTTTTAATTGATCCAATCTTTCCACAGATCCCTTTTCAGCATATACGTTGTCTGTTGGTAAACTTTGAATAAATGCGTAATTCTCTGGCAAAGTCCCGTCACGCCAAGGTTTATAAAATTGCTGATACATCCAATTCTTCTTTGGATTGGCTGTGATTAACAATTTCCCTTTAATATTAAATTCAGTGTTTCTATGTCTCCCCACCCTTGAACTCAAGATATCAAAGCAGGCAAAATGAACTTCTCCGGCTTCTTCAATCCAACCAATTGTGTATTCAGATGATCCATATCTTTCATACATTGGATCTGACGGTAAATACTTCAAATCCAGCAAATCAATCACACTACCATTTGCAAATTCAATTGAATGATCCTTCCCGGCTTTAAATTCCCAAACCTGTGGTGTTGGGATGTCATGGAATCTTGCTACTTTGAAAAATGTTCTGAGTGATGTTGTCCTGAGTCGTTTAAGTTCTTCCCTTCCCATAAATGCCCTGATCCCCGGATACATTAAACACATCATCATTAACCATTCACAACCAAGCCAGGATTTCCCCCCATTAGCTGCACCACCAAATAAAACCGCTTCTGTAATCTGATCCAATAACTTCTGATAAGCCAGATGCTGTTTGTAATGTGGCTGGATGTTTATTTCAATTTTTTTCGGTGCTGCCATCTGTCTCTTTATATTTTTGAACGGCTTTTGCTATGGAATCTGTCTTTGGCATCACTTCCTTTAAAGGATCATATTCTTTTTTCCCTTTGGGAAGTGGTGGCAATATATAATTGATTGTCATTGGTTGCTGTAATGGATTCCCATCACCATCCGTCAATTCAATTCGTTCATTATATCCCCGGTTTCGCATTTGCGTTTTAGCATAAAAAATAATAATAGGGACACATCGTTCCCGGATCATCTGCTCCATAATGTCTTCCACTTCATCGTGAAAAGCTTCTTTGAAACTTCGGATCCATTTTTTTAGTTCTGGATAATCAGACAAAAATTGATAAAGTGAAGATGGTGTAACCCCTAATGCTTTTGCAATATTTGAAACGTTGCCAAAAGAATCCGGTGCCAACTTTTTAATTTTATCAACTGTGATTATAGGTTTGTTTCCTTGTTTGCCTTTCTTCTTGACTTTGATTTCCGGAGCAGGTTTGATGTGTCTTGTCATATTTAATTTCTTTAATTTCTTTTTTTACCATTATTAATATAAGTGTTTTCTCTTTAAAAATAATATTATTTAAAAGATAAAAGAAAAGGATATATAAATAATTACAATTTAAAAAACTCAAAACCCACATATAAAGATAAT